GTTTGATATTGATAAAATTAATTTACAAGTTGCGCTTAGCCGTAAATTATCCGGTGAAGATGAGTTGCGTGTAAAACTATTACAAAAATTATCAGATGGTACAAAAGCCGCCGTTGATGAAGCCGCAAGATACGCGGATGTATTAAAGGTTATTGAGGATGGTCAAATCACTACTGCCGAAGTTGAATCATTGGCTAAAAAATGGGGTATTACCACAACAGAAGTTTTGCTTTATTTAAGAGTTTTATTTGCGGCTAATGAAGAATTGCGCAAAATGTTAGGATTATTGGATGAAATAAATAAGAAGAAAATAAGTCAAGCAATATCACAAGTACAACAAACTACACAAAAAATTGACACATTTATTTACACAACTGCGCTTGAAAGTACAAAAGGCTTAAATGCAGATATATCAAAATTTTTATCTCAATTTAGTGATGTGCCAAAAATGGCGGATGGTGGAATTGTAAATAGTCCTACACTTGCAATGATTGGTGAAGCCGGCGCAGAAGCCGTAGTGCCATTAGATAAAATGGGTAGCATGGGTACTACTGTTAATGTAAATGTAGCAGGATCAGTTATATCTGAAGGCCAATTACAATCTGTAATCCAGGATGCTTTGTATAACTTAAACAGATCAGGTGCAGTAACTCAATTAACTAATTTAGGAAGATAATGCCAGCCGCAATATTTAAGGCCGAAATTGATTTTTCAAATGGTGCATCTTTTGATCCAGCCTTAATTTTAGATGATCCTGCAACACCTTTAGATGCGGCAGTTTTAGGAACGGCGGCGGCAGAAGTTGTAGATATAACATCTCTTGTAACTCAATGTTATATTCGCCGTGCCTTTAATAGATCATCAGATTCATTTACAGGCGGTACAGCACGCATTACATTTGTGGATGAAACTGGTCAATTTAATCCAGCCAATACCGGTTCTAGTTTATACGGCAAGATTAAACCTATGCGTAAGATTCGCTTTACCGCAGAATATTTAGGTACAACATATAACTTAGGTTCTATGTATGTACAGGAATGGAATTACCAAAGCCCTACCGGATTTGATCCAGCCTATGTAACCTTGCAATGTGTAGATGGATTTCAGTTACTTAACCTAACAACTATTACATCTGTTAGTGGTGGCACTGCCGGACAAACAACAGCCCAAAGAATTACAAGTTTGTTGGATTCCGGTGATTGGCCAGGCGGGATGCGTGATATTTCAACTACTGCAATTACAACAGTGCAAGCAGATGATGGATCATCAAGATCATTATTAGGTGCGTGTCAGATCGTAGAGGGTACAGACCTGGGCGCGTTTTATATGGATCAACGAGGTTACGCAAAATTCTTATCACGCAATGACATTATAGTTGCATCAGGTGGCACATTAACTGAGTTTAGTGATGTACCAGGATCAGGTGATGTTACCTATCAGGCAGTTGAATTTGATATTTCAGATTATCAAATGATTAACAAGGTAACTGTAACGCCAATAGGGTTAAGTGATTCAACCGCAAGCGATACGGCCAGTATTGATGATTATTTTCAGCATAGTCGGGTAAGAAGTGGCATTATGCAGACACAGGCAGATGCGTTGAATCAGGCACAAATGATCATTGCATCCCGAAAAGAACAAGGTGTGGACATCCAACTTAATTCATTAACAGTTGATGCCTATGGTGAGAATGATCCAAGCCGGGTAGTAGCCGCTTTAAATTTAGATGTGTTTGATCCAATCCAGGTTACTCAAACCTTGCCGGCAGGAAATGTAGTTACAGATAGCGTAATTGCAGGCCTTACCTATCAGATAACACCCAAATCTTTTTTGGTAACCTTTACTTGCGCCCAACCTTTTGCATCAGGTTTTTTGCTATCATCTACCGTAGATGGAATTTTAGATGAAGATTCTTTGGCTTATTAGGGAGTATAGATAAATGGCAACCTTTTCCGTTGGTCAAGTTTTAACGGCGGCTCAAATGAACTCTATCGCCAACCTAAGCGTTAGAGCAGTTACGGCTACATCAGATACTTTGGTGGTTACAGATGCCGATAATAAACTTATTACTTATTCAAATACCGGTGCAACAAGTATTACTATTCCACCTTATTCAACGGTGGCTATGACTACTGGATCAGTAGTTAATGTTATTAAAATTGCATCAGGTGGCACGGTATCTATTATTCAAGGTGCAGGCGTAACTATTGCTTCATCCGGCGCAATTTCTACAAGTCCTGTTATCACTGGCCAATATAAAGCCGCAAGTTTAATTAAAGTCAGTACCGATTCCTGGTATATTGTTGGTGGCATTGCCTAATGTCTAACACAATTCTTGGCATTATTGCTAGTGCCGGTAGTGTTGCCTTACCAATTACAGCCAATATAGATTATTTAGTGGTTGCAGGTGGCGGTGGTAGTGAGCAGTTTGGTGGCGGCGGTGGCGGTGGCTTGCGTTCAACTGTTTCACCTACTGGTGGCGGTGGATCAGCCGAAACGAAACCTAATGTAAGTGATGGCGTAACTTATACAATTACAGTAGGTGCAGGCGGTGGTCGTGGTGCATCACCGGGTGATGATTCAATAATTTCAGGTTCAGGATTTACTACTGTTACATCAAAGGGTGGTGGTTATGGTAGTAATAATAATGGTGGTGGTGTTGGTGGTTCAGGTGGCGGTGGTACAACTTCAGGTACTTTAGCAAAAAGAACTGCTGGTGCTGGCACTGCTAATCAAGGATTTAGTGGTGGTAATGGTGCTAATGCAGGTAATCCTGAAACTGGTGGCGGTGGTGGTGGTGCAAGCGTGGCAGGTACAAATGCACCAAGTAATTCAAATGGTGGTGCAGGTGGTGATGGTGTATCTAATTCAATTACTGGTTCTGCCGTATCTTATGCAGGTGGCGGTGGTGGTTATGGTGCTAATAGTGCATCACCCGCAGGCGGTTCAGGCGGTGGTGGTAGGGGTGAAGGATTAAATGGTGCATCATCAGCACAAAGCGGTACTGCTAATACAGGCGGTGGCGGCGGTGGTTCTAACTTTAATATACAAGGCGCAGGTGGTAGCGGTGTAGTAGTAATTAGATATGCCGACACATTTAGAGATGCTACATCTACAACTGGCTCACCAACATTTACTACAACAGGTGGATACAAAATCTACAAATTTACTGGCTCAGGAAGCATACAATTCTAATGGCACACTTTGCGAAATTAAATCAAAATAACATTGTTGAACAGGTAATTGTTGTTCACAATAATGAGTTACTTATTGATGGTGTAGAAAATGAGCAAAAAGGCATTGAGTTTTGCCAATTATTACTAGGTGGCACTTGGGTACAAACTTCATATAACGCAACCTTTAGGGCTAAATTTGCAGGTATTGGTGATCAGTATGATAAGACAAATGATTTGTTTGTTAAAATACCTTAATAAAAATGGCAACAATAAGAGAACTCACTAGCCCTAATGGATGGTTGGCTAGTCAAGATCGTAAGGCTTTAGGCATTGAATCTTTTACAGTACCAGGTACAAAAATTAAATTTGCATGTGCTAAAGCCGTTGCACCCTTACTTGTTAATTTTGCTAAAGAATTCCATGAGTTAGTAGAACCCATTGATCAAGGCCAATTAGATGATTGGGGTTTTGCCTTCCGCATGACCAGGGGATCAGAGAAAATATTAAGTAATCACTCATCCGGCACTGCCATTGACTTAAATGCAATTAAGCATCCTTTGGGCAAGTCAAATACATTTACTAGGGAACAAAGTAATATGATTATCCTGTTAATAACTAAATATGGTTTGGCCTGGGGCGGCAATTACAAAAGGCGTATAGATTCTATGCACTTTGAAATTGCGTTAAATCAGAATCAAGTTAAGGAAAAAATAAAACAGTTAGGATTAAAATGACAATTAACAAGAAGCAAAAAGAGATTTTTAAGTCATACCTAAGAAGCGTTGCAGTTGCAACCGTTACAACAGTATTGGCTTTAGTTGCTGATGTACGCCCTGAATTTGCAATTTTGGCAGGTGCGGTAGTTGCCCCTTTAATGCGCTTCCTTGATCCTAAAAATGATCAGTTTGGCATCAATAGCAAATGACCGCAAATGATTGGATGGCATTAGTCGTATCTATTGCCACAATAATTGGATCATTTATTGCTTCAGTGCGTTGGCTGGTAAAGCACTATCTAAGTGAGTTAAAGCCTGATGGCAATGGTGGCCATAACTTAGAAGGCCGGGTTGCACGCATAGAAGAAAAGATAGACACGCTTTACCAAATCCTTATATCTAAGTAATAAGTCAGACCTATCACTTACCCTATTGCCATGAAGATGTGCGTGGTTGTACCCAGTAGGGGTAGGCCTGAAAATGCCGAACGGTTAGCACAGGCATTTAAGGATACCGGGGCAGAAGCCGACCTTTATATTGTCATAGATAATGATGATCCTAAATGGAATGAGTACGCCAAAAGTGAGAACTATAAAAAATTACCGGCGGATAATAAAACAGGTGGTTGTGCTAAATCTCTTAATACCGGTGCAGTTCTTCTTTTGGATATTACTAAATATCCTTTATATGATTATTTTGTTTTCATGGGTGATGATCACCTTCCTAGAACGCCGGGTTGGGATAAAGCCTTTATTCAGGCGTTAGGCACTAACACTGGAATAGTTTATGGTGATGATTTGTTACAAGGTGCGAATCTACCCACAGCCTATGGCATGAGTAGAGATTTAGTTAATGAACTACGCGGTATGACATTTCCAGGTTGCGTACATCTATTCTTTGATAATTTTGTAAAGCAATTAGGCCTGGATTTAGAATACCTAAAGTATTTACCTGATGTAATTATTGAACACATGCACCCGATAGCCGGTAAGGTTGCAATGGATGAAGGCTATGAAAGAGTTAATTCACCTAAAATGTTTGAGCAAGATTTATTAACACTACAAAAATATTTATCAGATATGGAATATGCAAGTTTAATAAGAAAATTTAGATGAATATACTGATCACTGGATCACATGGTTTTGTTGGCCGGGCTTTTAGGCGTGCTTTACCTAATGCCAATCTAACCTTAGTAGATTTGAAGGCTGGTATTGATTGCCGTAAGTTCTTTCAGTTAGAGAAAAAACAATATGATCTTGTAATTCACCTAGCCGCTTTAGTTGGTGGCCGTATGATGATTGAAAATGAACCATTGGCATTAGCCGTTGATCTAGCCATTGATGCTGAATTTGCCGGTTGGGCTATGAGAACTGAACAACCTTATGTTGTTTATTTTTCATCATCAGCCGCTTATCCAACTGATCTACAAACCTTATCTAAGAAGCGTAAGTTAAAAGAAAAGGATATAAATTTTAAGAACATAGGCAAGCCTGATATGTCCTATGGCTGGTCAAAACTAACAGGTGAAATGTTAATGAATTACTTGCGTGAAGAAGGTACAACCGTATTAACCCTTAGACCGTTTAGCGGATATGGCACTGATCAAGATTTAGATTATCCATTTCCTGCAATTATCCAACGCGCAATAATGAACTCTAATCCATTTGATATATGGGGTAAGGCAACTACTACTAGAGATTTTATACACATTGATGACATAGTGGATGCAGTAATTGAGATGGTTAAAAACAATTGCAATCAAACAGTTAATTTATGTACAGGCAGGCCTACAACATTTTTAGATTTAGCAGTTATGGCTTTGAATACCCTGGGATATGAGAAAACACCTGCCAAGCGATTCAAAATATTAACCGACAAGCCGGCAGGTGTGGCCTATCGGGTTGGTGATCCTAGTATGATGAGCGATTACTACACGCCCAAGATTAGCCTTGAAGAAGGTGTTGAGCGAGCAATACGCGGAATCGTATGATCTGAAATTGGTGGTTATGGCTACTAAAAAACCTAAAAAAGCACCACAGCGCAGGCGGCGCACGCCGCGCAAGGCTGATGCGTTAAACAAATTAGAAAATCATTACATAACGCTAAATGAACTTTTCAAAGCGGCTAAGGCGGCAGGCTTCAGCCATGATGTTGCATTTTGGTTAATAACAGAGCCGGGCGCATCAATGCCGGATTGGATCAATCCAAGTAATCAACCCACTGAGATCATTCCCCGAATTGATCCAACAGAAGATGAGGATAACGATTAAGCGAGATAAATCATTTAATGCCCGTTATTTAGTAGTTAGTGACTTGCAAGTCCCATTTCAATTTACAGAAGCGGTCACAAACCTAAAAAAATTAGTCAATGCCTTTAAGTTTGATTTAGTTCTTAATGTTGGTGATGAGATGGATTTTAATACCATTTCAAGGTTTAGTGATGGCAAGGCTGAATCATTTATGCAGACCCTTGATGAAGATCGTACTACCTGCCAAAACATTCTTTATGATCTAAAAACTGATGTGGTTAGTAGATCAAACCATTCCGATAGATTGTACAAATCCTTACAGCGCATCCCAGGGCTTATGGGATTACCTGAGTTACAGTATGCAAATTTTATGGGCTTTAATGATCTTGGAATCCATTATGCAAAACAGCCCTATGCGATACCTGGTACTAACTTTGTGCTATGTCATGGGGATGAAGGTGTCATATCTAATATTGCCGGTCAAACCGCGCTGAATCTCAGTAAAAGGTGGGGCAGAAGCGTAATTTCGGGGCATACGCACAGGCTGGGCTACACATGTGCTTCAGAAGCCTTTAATGGCCGTTTAGAGCGTGTTTTAGTAGGTATAGAGTGTGGTCACACCTGTAATCTAAAATTGATGTCTTATACCAAAGGCTACGCCAATTGGCAGGCTGGGGCAGTGATCATCCATATCAAGCGTGGCAATGTAAGCGCAGAAATGATCCCATTCAATGTTGATGGTTCATTTGTGGCTATAGGTAAGGCTTTTGGGTGATGTAGATCACATAGACACCTGGCTTGGTAATTGCATTTGTCAGTGGAATAGTGTTTAATTCCATTTGTAAACGCAATTGACCAGGAAGGGTTAATTATGAAACTAGTACCTACAACAGAAAAAATATCAATTCAATGGTTTGCAGTTTTACATGATGGTTCAAAAATGCGTAACAATAAAGGGTTTGTTCACAATGCTTGGGATGTAATTTGCTCATGTGGTTGGGAATCAAAAACTGGTGGCGCAATTAAGGCTTGCATCATGAGAGAAATTGAAGCACATAAATATCATGCACATGATTACACATGGTTGGTTAAATCATGAAACTTACAAAGAATCAATTTGAAGGTTTAACTGAAGCCCAAATGGAATGGGCAACTGAAACAGATTGGTTAAGTCAGAAGGATCGCTTTGAAGATTCAATCTGTTGGTCACATTTATTTATTTATTGGGTAGAAAATTATGCTTCTGCATTGTTGGCTACTGAGTTTTTGAAGCAAAATAAATATGATTACAGTATTTCTTTTGATAATGCTGTTGGTCAATATTGTTTTACAACTAACTATCGCGGCTCATGGGTGTACGCATGAACGCCTTAGCCTACGCAGAAAAAGGTTGGTGGGTTCTACCACTTAAACCACAATCTAAAGAACCATGTAGGTTTTTAAGGCATGGATACCTTGATGCTAGTAATGATAAATCAATGGTTAAAAAATGGTTTAAGGATGATCCTGAATTAAATATTGGGTTGGCAATTGTGCAATCAAATCTTGTAGTTTTAGATTTTGATATACGCAATATTTCATCAAGAATATTATGGGAACAATACCGCCGAATATGTGTAACTAGTAATACGCATACAGTTAAAACAGATAACGGCTATCACTTCTATTACCTTGCCGATCAAACAAAGCAATTCAAAGGCAAGTTAATACCAGGTATAGATATTAAACACAAAGGTTATGTTGTGTTGCCACCATCTATACATCCCAACGGCACTGTTTATCAAGTGATAAATGATGTTGATCCGGTTGAATTACCGGCTGAATTAGAAAAGGTAATGAGTTGGAATTAGTCAAATATGACAAACAATCCGGTGCTTATGTTGATGAAAAGCGTAAGCACTTTATTAAGGCTTCTTTGATCCGCCAACATGCCAAAAAATCAATTGGTGCTAGGCAGATCAGAGGAAGGCTATCAGCCAAAATGGTTGAAGCCTATTGGTTAGACAAGTTCAAGGAAGTGGTGAAATATGAACTCTGAAATATATGGGTGGTTGATAACAATTACCTTATTTACATTAGTAGCACTATTGATTGGTGTTACCTGGATGGTCGCAGTTGAAAATGGCTACGACAAAGGCTTTAAGAGTGGCTACAAGCGTGGCTTACAGGATGCTAAACAATCAACTGTAAAGGTAGAAAAATTTACAGTTAGAACACATCCATCAATGCGCCAAAAGATGCTTGAAGCCGACAATGAATACTTAATGGAAAAGGTTGTTAATCTTTGGGATAAGGAAAATAGATAATGAACATGAATGATTATGTTGATGTGGCTGAAAGAATAGCGCAACTAAAAGAAGCCTATCCTGAAGCATCATTGCAACCTTACAATCCGAATAAACCTTATGACATTGTGCAGGTTGAAGGTAAAACTTATGTGGTTTATACCGCCGCTTGTTACCGTGATCCACATGATGTAAGGCCTGGGGTTGCATGTGCCTGGGAACAAATACCAGGTAAAGGCATGACCGCCGGTAGTGAACTTATGATATGTGAAACCTCAGCCTGGGGGCGGGCTATTGTCGCGGCCATGAAGTCTGCTACAAAGCGGATTGCATCTAAACAAGAAGTAATGGCATCTAAGGCAAGGCAATCCTGGGCTGTTACACCCAATCAATCCTTAGATTCAGAATTGCTATCTAGGCCAGTTGAACCTGAAGCACCTGTTATCTATGGCAGACCTGGTTCAAAGTCAGCGTTGATGGAAAGGGTATTGCGTGATTCTTTTGCAGAAGATAAAGCGGAAATAGCACAACCTTTACCAATGAATTTAGATCAGGTAGTTGATGCAGTTGCAACTAGCACACCGGCAGTTCAATACTGTGAACATGGCGAGATGGTTCTTAAAACCGGAATTGCTAAAGGTCGGGGTACGCCTTTCTATGGCTATGTATGCCCTATGAAAAGTTGTGCCGCGAGATGGGCTGTTATGTCTAAAGATGGAAAGTGGTACTACCCTGGTACTAACAATGGGTAATATGGAAATGATTGGGGCTGATGGGGTCAGAGCCACCTTTACAGATAGCGGTGTTGAGTTAGACATTGTGCCGCTTAACCAATGCTGTGAATGGTGTAATGATCCCAGGATGCTTAACATCAATGGCGTACGCAAGTGTGCCGGTTGCGGCTGTGTTAATCACATAGAATATAAACCGCATGAGTAAATTTGATTATCACAAAGCCATGCGTGAGGGTCATGGTTACAACTTATATGTAGCCGATCTACTACAACACTTTGGTGTGCCAAAGGTTGATGTGCCTGCCTTCTCAATTGCTACAACCCATGATCAGATAAGGGATAAAACCTTAAATGAGAAGGATGTAATAGTTGATGATTTGGTGTTAGAGATCAAGAGCAGTAGCCGATCTTTCACCAATGCTGATGATTTCCCTTTTAATCCGGTAATGATTGATACGGTAAGTGGCTTTGATAGCAAGATTATCAAACCATTTGCCTATGTAATGATTAGCCAAATTACCCAGGGAATTTTTGTAATCCCTACATCTACTAAGTATGATTGGACAATTCGGACATACTGGGATGCAGAAAGACAAATTGAAGATCAGTTTTACCTAGTAAAAAAGCGACACTGCCGACCATTTATAGAGATGGTTGATGTACTGTTAGAGAGAGCCAATGAGCGAGCCAATCAGATGCAATAAATGTGGTAACTGGATTATTGATAATCAATCTTGTTACATCTGTTACCTACTTACAAGAACTTCCAAAAGATTAAGTTAGTGTGTTATAGATCACATCTCATATAGTGAGATAGATTTAGGAGTTACGCTAAAATGATTTTGAGATATATGTTAGGCTCTAGTAAGCATTTGCCCCAAAGGCAAAAACGCGAACCCTGCAAGGGTGAGTTCGCGAGGTGCTGGCGATTCGGGATAACTCTATGTTTATTTGTAACATTATCCTTTGATATAGGTGTATCTGATACTTACAAACCTACACACTATAAACAATATATTTTAATGACATTAAATGATTTAGATCAGACCTATTGCCTTATAGACCTATATTCAAAAGAAAATAGTCAATGGAATCCAAAAGCGGTTAATGGTTCACATGTAGGTATTCCCCAGGGTAAATCAACATACCTAAAGAAAGTATCAGGAATAAAGCAAATCCAATGGGGGGTGCGTTATATTGGCAACCGTTATGGTTGGATAGATGAAGTAAATCAAGTACCTAATGCGTGTGCCGCATGGGATCATTTTAAGAAGAAGGGATGGCATTGAAAGATACAGAGAAAATTACAATAGGGGTTACATCACCTGGGTATGTAGTTACAGACTTTATGACAAGCATTTTAGATGTTGCAAGATCACAAAAACAGTTGGGTCAATTCATATCATTGCAAGGATCAGGTGTTATCAGTAGGTTACGCAATCAGATTGTTGCAACCTTCTTAGAGAAAACAACAGATGATTGGCTATTGCAAATAGATACAGATCAAAGATTTACAGTAGATCATTTTAAGAAGTTAGTTAGTGCGGCTGATAAAGATAAGCGGCCTATTGTGTCAGGTGTTGTACATGGTGGTTGGGAAGTCGGTGAGTTATACCTTGAACCTGTACCTTGCATATTTAAGATGGGTACTGATAATGGTTTGTATGCTATTCATGACTATCAAGAAGATTCAATCATTGAGATAGATGCGTGTGGTACAGGTGCTATCTTGGTTCATAGATCAGTGTTTGAAAGATTTGTTAAAGAAGCCGACCAGGTACATCAGGGTGATAAGTGGGGCTTCTATCAGGATATGCCACTGCATAAAGAATGGGTTGGTGAGGACTTACTGTTTTGCATTAGGGCTAAGAGTTTTGGGTATAAACTATATGCACATACAGGTGTACAAATGGAACACCAACGCAAGATGTGGATAGGTGCTAAACAGCACAAGGACTTTGATCGCTTTAGGCGCAAGAGATTACAGAGTGAGGAACAGATCAATGGCGATAGTAAGTAGTCAGGTAACAGTAACTACAACAAGTCAATCAATCATTGCAGTTGATAATGTGAGTAGGGATGTGTTACTACATGCTAAGCATGATCTAGTTATTGGTAACAACGCGGTAACATCAGGCAATGGTTATCTATTGGATAATGGTGATCAAGTTAGGCTAACACTTATGGATGGTGAAGATTTGTGGGCAGTGTGCGCCACAGGGTCAGGTACATTGCACATCTTGGTAAGTAAAGTTGATTAAACAATGAGCGTGTTTTTTCCTATTTTGAGC